TTCCGCACCGACCCCGACAAAACCAGACGTTAGTTTGGTTCACGGATATCCTGCTCAAGGTCGTGTGCATAATCCTGTGTGGGATGTTCCCCATAGGTTACCAATTTATACCAAAACCAACAAAAGCAAATCATGGTTTGCCGCCGGTTGGTACTCGGTAAAAAAAGGTCGAGCATGGAAAACTGTGCAAGACCCTAAACTAATTGTACTAGAACGATATCCTTATCGTGGACCATTTTATACCAAGGACTTAGCCAATGACCAATCCATTTAGAGATCAAGAAAAATTCATGCGGGCCTGTGAGCAAACCGTTGATGAACATAATTTAGATCAGTTTATGATGTATGTCAAATTGATCACTGAAGAAGTCACAGAACTAGGTGAAGCATTGGCCAAGGCCGACGATGTGGAAGTACTAGATGCCTTGATTGATATCTTGGTTGTTACCATTGGTGCAGTGCATTCAATGGGTGCTGATGGCGAAGGTGCCTGGAAAGAAGTCATGGGCACCAACTTTGCCAAGATCGACCGTGTGACCGGCAAGGTTCGCAAACGTGAAGATGGTAAAGTACTCAAGCCAGTAGGTTGGACTCCGCCAGAACTAAAGCAGTTTTTAAAATGATACACATACAAAGATTCATTGAAAGACTACAGGGATTTGATGCCAAAGGCTCTCAAAATTTCATGATGACCATGAAGGATGCCAAAGATCTACANGCTGATATAACCAAACTACTGCTAGTTTTACAAGATAAACAAACAAATAACGTAGATGAAGTTATCGAAGTGCAAATCACTGGTGGAAAATTCTAAAACTACATATATTTAAAGATAAATAAATGTAGGAGTTTATTGATGAGCAGACCCAAGCCCAATGTTATTATAGAGCAAACAAACCGGACCACTTATAAAAGTGAGCAGGTGTTGGCCAGCGAGGGTGTGTGGGCTGTATTCTATGATACCAAACCGATCAATCTCAAAACCTCCAACCTCTTGGTTCAATATCCCGGACCTAAATATAAAAAAGTAAGTTTCTCTAACCCTGGACACGCAAAAAATCTTGCCAAGAAACTCAACACACAATTCAAAACTGACAAATTCACAGTGGTGTTGCTGAAAGAAGGCCCTCAGGTATATCCTTGATGTGCGTGACAAAAAGAAACTTACCGAAACACTGGTAGCAGAGTTACCCGCCCATCTTGGCATAACAGCAGAAGATGCTTATGCCACATGGTGGGCCAATCTCAGAACTGCCGGCGGCCTCAGACTAACTGATCGCGGTTATGACATATTTTGCGAACACTTGGATCTTGAACATCATCACTACTGTCTAGAGCCGTTTCGTATCACAATGACGCATGTGTTGGCATTGGATCGCAAATTACAAATGCCTTACTACATTGTAGGAAAGAAAAAGATACCAGTGGATCTTGTGATGTTTGGCAGTCGGGAAGCCATGTTAGTAAATCTCTATGGTGATTTGGATAAGTTTTTACGCAACTACAATTGACTTGAATTGATTTTTAATATATAATATACTATGAGCAAGATATCTAAAAGTCCCAATCGTACTACTTTTCAATTAGATGGCCATATCCGACGAGCCGGGGAAAAAGGCCAAGTGCCCAATCCAGATTACATTGCCATGTGGGAAAACATGAAAGTCAGCATCGCCGAGCAAGAAGCCAGCGAAGAGTGGAAACAGAACAACATGGAGCACGATCTTCGCAGTACCGATTGGATCTGTGACAAAGTCAAGGCCTCTGCCAACTATGCACAAAACTTGTATGCGGCCATGTGCAATATGCAGTTCCAACAACAACAAGTTTGGCCAGTATTAAAAGATCAGCGTTGGAGTTGCAGTTGGCGTCATGCTGGTGGCATCATTGCCGACATGCGTGAACAAGGTGACTATATCGATTGGTACTGTAGTGGTATTGGTAACAAAGAAGCCGGCTTTGGCCTGGATGGGTATACTCCTACTCCGGATCCTGATGGTCGAGACTATGTTCCAGAAGGTGTAGTCACTGATGAAATCCGTGCGGATCTACTAAAATTAGGCTGGGTACCTGTAGAATGGAAAGATTAACTAAATAACTGCATGTTTGATACTGATTCAATTATGCCTGTTATTTTTGCCGGAATATTTATTTTAGCACTAGCGTGGCTTTGGAGTTGGTATACTGCAACCCACGCTAAAGAAGATGTATCCAAAACCGACACCACCGACTAGTTGTTGCGGCCGAGGATGTGAAGAATGCGTTTGGGTGTCTTATAATAAGGCACTCGAACGATGGTATAGTTGTATGAAGCAAAGTGAAAAGGATTCAAGACTCGGGGGCAGTACTACCATAGATAAATACTAGATGCGTATTCAAGAAATTCTAAACGAATCTAGTTCCACTGATTTAGTATCTCAATTCCTAAAAAGTATACCGCCCAAAGAATTGAAATACTATTCTATTAGAGATAACTGTGGTCCAGCCGCACTTCATATGATGAGTTGGGCAAGAGAAAAGGGGTTAGAATTACAAAGATACGGCGGTTATTTTGTAGCAGATAATGTTGTATACGACAAAGCGGATTTTACTAAAGAAATGAAGCGAGAGTTTTTACAACAGGGATTAGATTTCAATGATCCTCACGCAAGAAAAGAGTTCATTGGGTCAAACTCGGAATACAGTGAAGAATGGAAAAAAGTTCCTCACTATTGGTTACAGGATAAACAAGGNAATGTTTATGATCCAACGGGTTACATTCAGTTTGTCAANACCGGACTAGCAAAAGATTTAGCCTCATCACGATATTTGGGCAAGCCAAGTTAATNCTGGACTTTGATTAAAGTCTTCCTTTAACCAATCCTAATAATTCTACTTTAGAATCTCCAATTTTTAACAAATAACTTTTAGACCCATCATTATACCAATGGGTCTTTTTCTTTGATTCATAATAATCCACAGAACAAAACCAGCCGTCCGGTATAGTGTCTTTTGAATTAAATCTTTTCTTTTCTTTGGTAACAAGATTATAGTAAAATCTTGTTCCATACGCACCGTTATTACTACCGGATACTCTTTGAGATATAACCTCATACGGTGTATTTTGTCTTGCTTTTTCTTTTGCAGTGGCACTATATGGACCTATCCCTAATTCCTTCATCATTAAATTTCTTTGGCGACTTTTTTCTTTTTCTGCCGATGTAGGAATGTGCCGACTAACACCTTTATTAGCAATGCTTGATAATTCAGATACTCGTTTTCGATTTTCTGGATTGTTATTAATGTGTTCAAATCCGCCAATCCCACCGGAACGCATATTGTAACAGTATGGTTTACCTAAGTGTGGTGCTACTATTTCTTCTTCTTTGAGCAAACATTCAATCTCGCTTTCAAACACAAATAATGTTTCTCTAACGAAATTATCTTTGCCATACTTTTTTACAGCATTGATTATTTGTGATCCGGAACCATAATAACCATCAAATTGGTGTGGATCAATAGTTTGGCAATGTTTGCCAATATAAAATTTATTGTTGACAAGATTGATTGTTTTATATACAATATAGAACATAGTTTGTAACCCTTATAAATACAGTTGAGGACAGTCCCGAGTAACTCCGGGGTTGGTGTTAGTTACCGCTAACACCTTACTCGATTATTTATCATCGTATGAAGTAATGAGAAAAGAGGTTTGGACCCGGCTAGCATTATGCCGGCAGGTCCACCATAAGCATATTGGATACATTGATGTTATTTAACGGCATCAGTCACTGAGAACTAATATGCTTTTGATGGGCCTGAACAGATTCGACAGAACTACTAGTATCAAAGCAGACGATGCGGTAGGCGATGACCGTAAATCAAGCAAAACCAAGTAAATGCAAACGCAAATACAACCGTAACTGTAAGTGGTAAGAACGTCAAGTTCTCAGCTCGTACAGCCAAGGAATCTTTAGCAGTCTAACCACTGCTTTGCGGAGTTATCCGTCGAAACAGAAAATAACAGAAAGGCTACTTCGGTGGCCTTTCTTCTTGCATTATCTGCACGATCACTGCTATAATACACTAAATATATTTTTAATAAGGAAATCTAGAAATGACAACAACAGTAACGATTGGGCAAACCCCGGTCAATGCAACATACACCGGCGCCACAGGCACAACCAGTGGCACAGGCACAGGCGCAAAATTTGACGTAACCAAGACCAATGGTGTTTACACCACCGTACTTGGGACCACTACCCCTGGCACAGGATATGCACTTGGTGATACGATCACCATTGCAGGTACCGCTTTAGGTG